ACCATATCTACTTTTTTACCAAATGTAGTTACTTTCTTTAAATGAGCAGAAAGTGTATTTACAGTACAAGCTCTCGTTGGATAATATTTGATGGTCAAGTTACCTTTCAGATTAAACAACTTCTCCATCACTTCTTCTTTGTGATACTTTAGATTCTGACTTTCTACACCACTAAAGATACTATCATATCTTAATCCTACATAAGCCTCGTTTAACTCTAAGGTATAATGAACTACATTTAGTCCTTGTGATATAGCATATGCTCCCATAGCACTTAATACCCAAGATTTACCAATACCAGCAGGTGCCACAACAACACCAAGTTCTCCAGCACCTAAACCACCTTGCATCAACTCATTCATTATATCCCAAGGTGTCGGTGATGTAACTCTTGCTGTTTCTGAATATCTTTCTTCAATATCGACTAAATAGTCATGACCTAAGTTTCTTTCTACACCAGCTTGCATAGCATGGTCAATAAGTGATTTTATTTCATCAGTATCACCATCTACTTCTAGTATTTGTGCTGATTGAATAACGGCATCTTTTAATACTTGTGTTTTGTGAAACTCTAATGCTTTATCTTTAATATACTCTAAATCATCAGCTTCCATACTCTTAAAAATCTCTTTTAGGGAGTCTTTTACGTTAACTTGAAGTAAATCTGATTCTATTTCCTTTATTTTGATTTTAAATACTTCCATAGTGATGGTTGTTTTATATTCGTTGTAATATTCACGAATTTCCTTAACAATCCATTTAAATCCATCATTAGTAATGTATTTTTCGTCTAAAATATCGACTATTTGCTCTAAAAAAAGTTTATCGGAGATTAAACACACAATAAACTTTACTTGAAAACTATAACCGAACTCTGATATGTTTTTTGTCTTACTCATTTTTTATTTTTCCAATAGTGGTCGAGGATATTGAACTCTGTTAGCCAATTATCAAAATTGGGTATTTGTCCCCATAATTTATCCTTTACAAACAAAGTTTGCAACTGATATTTTACTAAACTTGGTG